GAGCATATGTTTCTGGTGCTACATATGGTGGAGATAAAGCCATTTTTTGTTTTGGTCAAAATGCTTCAGAAGCCAATATGAATACAAGAAGTTTGGTTAACAATTTAGGAGTAATAGCCGCAGATGCTACTGGTGCTGGAACTGCAAGATATGAGGGTGAAGCATCTAATTATGGTGGAGATAAAGCTATTTATGCGTATGGTGCTGGTTTCACAAACATATCTAATTTAATTAATAATCAAGGTGTAGTAGGTAGTGACGTAACTGGTGTTGGTACAGCTAGAGCTTATCTGGCGGCAGCATCATATTCATTTAGTGCATAGGAAAAAATTATGAGTGGACAAATAACAAGCAACGTATTTAGAGCATCTGGAGTTATAGCACCTACTGCTGGTGGTCTTAACTGGGGTTCAGCAATTATAACTGGTTCAACAGCAACAGTAGAATCACAAAATGGATATTGGATAAACACAACATCTAATGCTTGTACTATAACTTTACCAGCTTCTCCATCAATCGGAGATCAAATTGTATTAGTAGATTATGCTAGAACTTGGGCTACTAATAATG